CGGTTGCAGAGTAACGCCACCGTCTGTGCCAGCACCATCAGCGACATCTGCGAGTTCTTCGACAAATGCGGCGTTTGCGCCAGTAGCCAGTTTCGGCATTTTAATGCGACCAGTCAGACCTGAAAGGTATGTGGTTCCCAGATTGCCAAGCACTTGCTTTGCGCGGAGTGCTTCGATGAACATGTCACCGCGATGCTCTGTCGGAACAAAGTCATCGAAAACAACTTCGGCACCAGAACCGCCGGTTGCGGCAGTTGAGAGTGGCCCACGCTGTTGCCATGCAAAGTCAGGAACGTACACGCCTTCAGCAGAGCGACCAACCTGACGAGTGATTTCGTCATTCAGTTCACGCTCCAGACCAGCTTCACGCCAGTCGCCAGTGGCCTGTGCTTTAACCATACGACCCAAAGAATACTTGCGTGTTTCTTTGACGGGTGCGTCGATTACGTTTGCGGGAGCATCAAGCGGCTTGTCGTCGCCAATTACGTCCAGCAGTGCGCCACGGAACTGGTCAACAGACAGTCCGTCACGAATGGCAGTTTCGCCCAAGTCACGCTTGTTGTGCTTGGCGGCGATTGCCAAGATTTCGGAATCGTTCTTGCGTGCAGTGCGGACAGCTTCGGCCTTTACTGCATCAAGATCAATGCCTTGGTTTTCAGTTGAATCAGTCATTTTTGTCTCCATTTTAACTGATGATTGTAAAGGTTCGGAAACTGACCGCCCAACTCCGACCAGACTTGACTGATCTGCCGGAACTGAAACAATCGAGATTTCCATCGGCGTGGTTCTGACACGGACAATTTCGTCCTCATCTTCCTCACGCTCGACGCGACCATCAATCCGATAGCCGACTGAAATGTTCTGACGAATACCGTCACGAACATCGTCAAAGACTTCCGAAGCCTCGTCGCCTCTTCCAAAGCGAACAACTGCACGCAATCGACGCGCATCTTCATCCATCTCAACTGTCTCGACGACACCGATTTGCTTGGTCATATCATGGTCAAGCAAAAGAGGCGCACGCCCAGAATTAAGAAAGTCCAAATTCATGCTTTCGCGTGAATGGTCTATAACTTCCATGCCAAAGTCGCGCTCAACAGGTTCCTCACTGGACACACCAATGCGGACGCGGCGCGTGTCTTCATCAACAGCACGATCAGCGTCGAATGAATGATAACGCTTGACCATTTCACTGCGGTCAAGACGCTCCATATCTTTTTCATCGTCGCCTTTATTTTCTTTGTCTTCATCTTCGTCGTGATACGGACGCTCTTCCGTTTCCGGCATAGATTTGCCAAACGTGATGATATAAGCGTCATCCGTTTCCTCGACGTTCTGAATATGTCTCTGTTCCAAGTCTGCCATGTCCCGTTCCTTCGTTGATAGGGGATGCCCCAAGGGTAACAAATCTGTGTCATGTTTGCCACCCTGAAACCTTCCGTTCCTCAGAGCGAACAAAAATGAATTGACGCGCGCATAAGCCCACTGCTCTGGCGAACTTACATTTGGGCGAACACTGGCTGGGTTTGTTTTATATGCGCCGATACCGCGTTCAAATACTGTTGCCAAAGTGCGAACATTTGTGCGCTTAGTTTTTGCGTCACCGACTTCCTCATTGTGTTCATCAACTTTGTTTCGTAAGCCCTGTTGCACTTCATCGCTCAAATCTGAAAAAGCACGCTCATCATCTTTCTTGCCTTCAAGCTTCTTGATGAGTTCCAGCATGGCATCTTTCATGCCTTGTTCACCTAGCGTGCCAATCACACCCCACTTGATCTGCGCCACTACGCCGCCGATGTTTGATTTGTTTGGCTCCAAGTCACCATCTTTGAACTGCGCCCCATCCTCAAAGTGGCGTGCCGCCCATGCCTCGCGCTCTTTTATCCAGTCCAATGTGCCTTGCGTTTCTTCGCCATCGCGTGCTTTTGTCCAAAAGTTGAACGCTTCATTGCCGCGAATGTTGCCGCCCGTGTCCCAAACTTCTTTGTTGTTTTCCTTCACGCCAGCCGCAAAGTCATAATCAAACTGCGGATAATTGCTGTTTCTCAAGCTGATTTTTTTGTCATCGCCTTTGGTCGGAAAATCAGTCGCCATTTTCGGCTCCATCAATATCTGCCTCAACCGGCAGTTTTTGACCAAACGGCTCAAACGCAAGTTTCAAGCCATAGCGTTCTGCCATTTCCTTGTCGGCTTGTATCTGCGAAAACACATCTTCAACATCGCGCCCATAGTTCGCGGCGATATCTGACAGGCTCACAATGCCATTCGATACGGCTGTGATGTTCGCGTTGATTTCGCGCTGTGGGTCAACCCATGCGAACCCGCGACCACGGAAATGAACATTGTCTGAAAACTTGTCGAACTTGGTCATCGGCAACGGCACATTGCCAGCAGTCATCGCGGCCTCTAACCATGCGCGAAAAATAGGTTCGCAAAAATGCTGGATGAAGAACGACTGCAAAGTTTTGTAATGGTCGCGCTCTTCAATCGTGCCTTGCCGGATGGATGAATATGACACGCCGGTCAAGTCATTAGACAAGCTGGTGTAACTGACATTCAGGCCGGATGCGATGCCGCGCAATACGGCTTTCTCAAAGTCATCAAACGCTGATGTCGGGTGTGTCGGGTCAATCAGCTTCAAGTCCTGACCTTCCGGCAGTTGGAAAATGCTTGCCGGTTCAAAGTCAACCAATGGGCGGTCTTCCTCAGTCTCATCATCACCGACAAAATCCTCACCAGTTGGCGATGTCAGGACAGCAAACTTCGATGCCGCCGCCCGTGCCGCTACCAGTTCGGCTTCGCGGTATCCGTGTAACATCTTGATCGACGCGATTGCCGGAGACATGAATGGTTCGCCGCGTGTTTGGTGCGTCCGTGTTGGCATAAACAGGTGGATGATTTCATCGGCTGGAACGCGACGATGTTTGCGGTTCTGGCTGGGCGTATATTGAAAGCTGTCATTCGGATGGTTCGTCAAAACATAATACGCGACAGGCCGGTGGAAGCTGTCGAGTTCCACACCCATTCTAATCTCGTCGCCGTTCTGCTCATTGCGTCCACTTTTCTGGTCGTCAACCAAATCGCTTTCGATGAATTGCAATGTAAAGTTGTCAGCATACTGCCGGTTCACAATCTTTTTGATGAAAACCTCGCCATCGCGTGCAAGTGTTTCGGCGGCGACACGTTGGCAATCAAGCCAGCTTAGTCTGCCGGTCACATCGGCATTGCCCATGAGTCCCCAGCTTGTGAAAGCGTTTTCGATGATTGCATTGCCAGCCGCATCAAGTGAACGGTCATCATTGCGTGCGCGAACCTGAACGGAAAAACCTTTTTCACCGACCACGTTTGTTTTGACCAAATTCAAATAGCGTTTGGCATATTCATTGTTGCGTGCCAAGTCACGACTGCGGTTCCGCAAGACCGGCAGGGATGTTTTCAATTCGCTGTCGGCTGAAAAACTTGACGCGATGAAGTCGCCAAAAAGACGACCACTATCTGCGCCAGCATAGTTTCGATACAGGTGTTTATATTTTTTCTGCTTTGGTTTTTCAGACCGGCTCAAAAAATCAAAAATGCCCATCGCTTAAAACCTTCCCAAAATGGTTGATTTTGTTTTGCGTCCGTGCGTGATGCGTTCTTGTCTTTTTATTTCATTGACCTCGCGCCGGTAATAATCGCGCCACTCCAAAAGTTCAGATGGTGTGAACTTGTTAAGTGAACGCCCGTTGATTGAATAGCTTGACACATCACTGTCGGCTTTGCCTTCTAAAATCGTTTCGATTTTGCCCAGCATGATTTCTGCGTGCTGACGCGGATCGACATTGTTGTCATAGTCGGTTGCAACTTTTATCTGACCACGATCAACGATGATGCGGTTGCTGTCAGAGTTGCGGGTGATCTCTAGCTGATAATGATAGTTTCCGGCTGTGAAACTTGCGCTTGCTGATGATGCCACCGAAAACAAATAATCATTGTCTGACGCGCTGGCTGTAAGTGATATTTCAGTGTTTGCTCCAGTTGAAATCCGTGCGATCAAACGCATGGTGTGGGTTGAATTATCATAATCACCGGAGAACTCTGTAATCTTGAATTGAATGAAGTCACCGATGAAGACCTCATCAGGCACTCCATCCGGTGCGTTTGCGCTGTCAAATAGATTAGCCACGGGTCAAACTCCTAACGCCATCCCTGCACGAACCCGCTTTTTTGTCGCGTTCTGACCTGTCGCCGTTTAGGTCTGCTGGCAGTTTCGTCATCCTGAACAGGAGCCTTTGCCGACTTCTGCGCGATAATATTAACATTGACATTGATAATTGACAACGCCGCAATCGCATACACGCGACAGTCAAGTGCTTCGTTTCTTGGGCGCACCTTCACCCACTCGCGGCGATGGAAGCCGCGTATGTATTTCTTGACCACTTTTTCGGCTGTCAGTTGTTTGAAATACTCATCCGTATAGTCTTCGGGAAAGTGACAATACCCCGCGCCCTGATCCTTAATCTTCAATCGTGAATAGACAACTTCCTTGATGGTATCGACACCAATCATAAACAGCTTGCATTTGAGATTGTTGTTTGTTGATGGCTTGCCGACCATTGGCTTGCCTTCGCCGCCCACACCTTTGATTGCAAAGATGCGGCGACCAATACGCGGCTTGCAGAACTTGTAAACGCTCTGCGTGTGATGACCGCCACTGTCAATCGCTGTTGCTTTGATGCCTAACTGTCTGCCATCCTCGCGTTCCCATTCCAAAGTGAGATAGCTGTCAAGGTCAGACCAAACATTGCTTGCGGATGGATCGCCGTAAATAGTACGATATTCGATTGACCAACTTTCCTCATCACGACCCCAGCCGACGATCTCCATTTCAAGCCGGTCATCCTGCACGTCAACACCGGCTGTCAGAAAGACAACTTCATTCGG